CCAGATCATGGATGCCTAGCCATGACTCCTGTTTGAACGAAGAGCATAGCGTTTGCGCCAAGGCCATTTAGATCACCTGTGTTCGTATCTGCCCACTACGGTAAGCATCCTGCCTGTTTTTCCCATCGCCAAGGTTCTTCAGCAGCGTCAGAGATTGAACGTACTGCTTGTCCACCTCGGCCACGATGTCGGCCTCCTGCTTCATGAACCGAGCAGCCTCGACCAGCACCGCGTTGAGCAGCACAGAGTCAAAGTTGTCACCCAGCCATGTGTTGGTGGCCGTGACAATGCTCTCGGGGTAGTAGAAGTAGTTCAGTTCAGCAGACAGCAGGGGCGACAAAGGCGGCGTGGGGCCAAACAGAAACCGCTGCACCAGCGGCGTGGTGGTGCCGTTCAGGGCGTAGTACTTCGGAGTCCCGGTCACCGCAGGGTCGGGGTAAGACTCACGGATGAAGTTCACATCCTTGTTCAGGAGGAACTCGTAACTACCCGTAGCCAGCACCACCGCAAGGCTGTAAGCAGCCAAGAAGTCCGTGGGCGCGTTGACATTCTGTCCCGTCAGAGACAGCGTCGAGGTCTTGCGAAGCGTGGGGAGTTGGACCGCGTTGTAGATTCTTTGCTCAGCCAGCTTCGTCATTGTGGCGAAGTCGGTCGCCGAGAACGTATTCTCGACGTAATCCTCGCAGGCGGTCTTCAACTCGGAGTAGTTCATAGCGTACTTTTTTGTACGTTACGCCATCGGCCCACGGCACATGAAGCCCCGGGTGGCAGCGCCAGACCCACGCATCTTGATGCCGGACGTCTTCGGCCCCGGAGCAGCTTCCTTGGAGAAGTTACCCACTACCATGCAGATATCCCGAGGGTTCTCGGCTTCCTGCGGGTATGCCTGCTTGGCAGGCGGCAGTTTCTTGGTCTTCAGCATGATGTCACCCCGTCTTCTGGTTCATGGCGCGGGACATATTCTTCCCGTACTTCATGCGGTCGTCGGTGGTCGGCCCGCCCTTTTTGAACGTCTTGGGTTCGCCCTGATGCCGTTTGGCCTCATGCGCCTTGACGGCTTGTTGCGGAGTCATCTTTGCCATTTCGGGCTCCTTGTGTTTACGTCACGCTGACCGTGACTGTACCAACATATCCCCGGCCAACCAAGTCATTTGGCGTCAGGGGCGCATCAAAACCACTGGCCCCACCGATGGGTGCCCAGCCCCACTGAATCACCCGGCTACCCTCTCCAGGGAATCCGTCTTGCAGAACACCTGTGCCTTGCGTGGGGTCAACTTGAAGACCTGTGTTACCTGAGGCATACCAAGTATTCGTATCTGGACGCGGATCGCGCAGAGCCTGCGGATCAGAAATTGGGTACATCCCAAGCTGCAACTGTGGTTGATCTGGGGTCCAGCATTGAGGACACGCCTTGATTGCAGTTTGCTTGGTTTTAACTACGAGATTCTTGAGCTTTTTGAGGTCGAAACGAAACCCGCACAGGTCACAGAAACCAAATGCTTTTGCGCCGTTTGCAAAGCGATTGCTCATGATATGAACATCTGGCGAGGTACGAACCGCACCGCAGCCTTCTCGCGGTCTTCCGTCGAAGCAAGATCCCACGCCTCGTCGTATTGCGCTTTCAGCACCTGCATACGCTCCATCGCGCCGGGGATCTTCATGGACAGGTAGTATGCAAGACCGGCAACAAGTGCGTTCAAAAAGCGGAAGGGGATGTCCTGCGTGTACGTACCGCCCGCACCAGCATCCTGAATCCTGCGAAGTCGCCAGTACACGAACGTGTACGTCTGAGAGCTATCTGGCACCGGCCAGACAGTGAAAGTCGGCGCAGGTTGTTGGCGGTTGATCCACACCTGAATCGGCCTTGCCTGCTGCAACTTGTTGGGGATGGACGAGTAAGTAGAAACACTGATGCGCGTGATGGTCAGGTCCGTCTGCGTGGAGACGTTGCCCGCGCCCGTGCGAATCACATGCTCAATCAAATCCACCGTATCGGCGGGCAGTGTGTAGGTAGCAGTACCGGGTGTCAGGACTTGGGAGCCTTGCTCCACGGTCCACAAATTTATGCCACGGTTCGACCAATCTGCAAAGAGAAGATTTAGGCTACGTCTTGCAGTGCGTAAGTCATAACCCGTGCGCAACTCAGCACCGCATCTTTCGAATGCTTCCTCGACGTACTCTGCCAAATCGAGATTAAACGTAGCGGTGCCGGATGTTGTCATGGTTTACTCAATACGTTTTTGCAGTCCGAGCGCCGCGTGCTTTGCCCCACCCGCGAACTTTGCCGCCATCAACAAATTTAATATCCCCTTTTGCGGGAGTTACTTCCTGTATACGTTGCAAATACTTTACGGCATCTTCTAGTGGATCAGTTTTGGTTACAATTTTATACAAACCGTATGCGGCATTGCTTGGTATTGCCCAAGGAGCAGACACTTTCTTTGCCGCTTCTTTAATTGTTTCGGCCCTAGATTTCTTCTTTTCTTCTGGCAACGGAGCAATAATGTCGCCAAGATCTTCTACAGCGCTTACTTCTACAGTTGGTTTTTTAGCCATTATCGATGCCTTGCGGTTTTTGCAGCAATCTTGGGAGGCTGTTTGACAAACTGCTTGCCTGCGGCTTTACCTGCGCGTTTGGCCCGGGTAGTGGCAGCGTACTCAGCAGGAGTGAGGGACTCGATAGCTGCCTCGGGGAGGTAGCGTTCGCCGGTCTTGCTAGAAGGTTTGCCACTTTTGGTCGTCCACTTCTGCGCGGTCCAGTCCTTCAGACTCTGCTGCGGGGCCTTCATGTCAGTCCTTGTACCCGCCGCCCTTGGCCTTGTACTGCTTGGCAAGAAGCTGCGCTTTGCGGGCGCTCCACTGGCCTGCTCCGGTGCCATGCGTGGCCTGTGCCTTGATCTTGTTGAACAAGGCTTTACGCATCCCAGGCTTGGTGTAGTTGCCAGCTTCGTTCACAGAACCACCTTCGGCGTATTCCCGAAAGTCGGTGTTATCCCTGCGGGCACGGCGCTTGCCACCTTCCAGAAAGTCGGTGTTGTCCCGGCGCTTCTTCAACTCCGGGCGGATAGCGCCCATGCCGCGTGAAGGTCTCAAACGAACCTCCCCTTGGTCTTACCGCGCTGCTCACAGCCACCACCACGCACTGAGCCGCCACGCTTAAACTCCACCCCGGCTTCGTCTTCCTTATACCGGGAGCTGGCCCGAGGGGAGGCTTTTTGGGGTTTGGTCGTAGCCTTACGTGCGGCTTCAACTGCGGGCTTTTCCTTGGCTTTTTGTGCGGCCCGGGACAGTCCAGCGGTGAAATCTTCGGCCATCTTGGCCGGAGAAACCGGACGGGGACGTTTGGCAACTTCCGCAGCTTCAGCAGCGGCTTTACGTGCCTTGCTGAGCTTTCCATACGCGGACATGATCCCACGCCCAACACCTGCGGCACCTGCGCCAACTCCAAGCCCCATCAGAACTCGGTCTACATCGCTTGGGCCGGAAGTACTTTTACCCGTACTAGCAGGGGCGGATTCACTGCCCTTGGGGATATCAGCGCTTGAGGCTTTTGGTGCTGGTGACGGTGCGGGAGCCGGAGCTGGTGCGGGAGCAGGTTTTGCCTTTGCCGCTGGGGCGGCGCTAGATCCACCACGGTTTACGAACTTGCGTGCGCGTTCGTAAACATCTTCGTCAAAGCTACCCTTTTCCTTGCCAGACGCAAGTTCATCTAGCGCGGAGTAGCGCTTGGGCATGGACTTGTTTTCGTAGTCCTCAAGACCTTCATCTCCGCCTTGGGAGAACTTGCGGTATTTGCGCATATCACACCACCTTGCATTTACGAAGGCCACGCTGTTCGCAGCCACCACCCTTGACGGAACCACCCTTAGCCAACCTGCGGCCCTCGTGAGCCTTCATGCCCGCTTCATTGGCTTTCTCTTGCTTCATGGCGTCCAACTCGGCCTTAACTCCCGGAGGGGGTTTATCGGTAGGGCGCTTTTTCGCGTAATACGCGCTCATCTCTGCGGCGGTTGCCCCGCCGATGCCTTTGGATCGCATCATTTCTGGCTCCTTAGCACTTACCGCCGCCCATCATCTTGACCTGGGTTGCCTTGGTCCTGCCGTGCGCGGCAACGCCATCGGCTGCGCGAGTAAACCCGCCGCTTGACATCTTCTTGGTCTTGCCCTTGGCTTCAGCCATTTCATGCTTGATCATGGACTTCGGAGCGCCCTTCTTCTTCATGAAGGCCAGTTCCTTGCCAACCATCTTCTTCGACTCTTTCATGATGCCTCCTTCGGCATGTGCTTTGGGACCAACAAACTTCTTCGCTACGCTGGGCGGGACGTCAGTCTTGCCTGCAAGTGAAGCATACATAAACCTGCGTTGTTTCTCGGACTGGACGGGCACTTCAGCCTCCAGAGTTTTTGTGGACCTCTACCAAGCGGTCTAGCTTAGTATCCAGACGGTCAAGGCGATCCAGAACACGGTTAATATCGGCATGGACTTCCACCTTTGTGACGTATTCCTTGGCAACCTCTTCCCGCGTTTTGTTCAGCAGGATGCCAAGCCGGTTGATTTCTTTTGCCTTATCGGCCAAGACCCACCCCAGAAGAGCTAGGAAGACCGTAAGCAGCGTGTTCCAAACAAGCGAATCCATAAATCACTCAACACTTCCATGCCCTCAGGCTTTTGTTGATACGAGAGTTCGGATCTTTGGCTGTCTTCTCACTTGTGAGTTTAGCCTTCATACCCTTCATCCGGGCACAAAATGAATCTCGGCGTGGGCCACCCTCGGGTTGGGGCGCTTTCAGCCCAGGTTTGCCTGGATTGGCTCGGTTGTAGGAGGCGCGGCCCTTGGCGTTCAGACCGCCTGATTCTGCCTTGCCTTCTTTGCGTTGCCAAGCGGGTGTTTTAGCCATGATCAGGCCCACATCCTGCTAGGTGTCTGAGGAAACACGCGGAAAGCCTCCAGCTCCGGAGCCTCTTCAGTGTGCCGCACGTTGACATGCCAGCCGTCGATGGGAGCCATCTCCGCGTAGGACAACTCTTCGTTGTGGATCGTCTTTCCTGTCGGGGCGTAGAGCACGCCGATGACATCCACCGCCGCGTACTTGGGCACCAAGACCGTCTCGACCACATCGTCTTGCACGTTGGTCTGCTCGGTGAACAGCGCCGCGTTGGCCTCGGCTTCGTCGGTGAATTTCAGGTACAGATCGGTGTACATGGGTTGGTCCTCGAAAGGGTCGAAGGGGTCGTAGGTCATGCTGTGATGGCCTGCAACTGGGCGTTGGACAAACGTGTTGGGTAGTACGACACCCTACGCAGCCAACCATTCAACTTTTGTCCGACGGCAATATCACCCAACGCAAGTCGAGTTACGGTTGGCAAAGAGCCAGACGTGTCTGCAACTCCCAGAGTCCCGTTTGTTGCTTGCTGAAAATCATTGACTGCATATGCGCCAGCAATCTTGATTACGGTGTTTGCAGTCATGCCGGATACAGTAACTCCAGCCTGAGTCGCACTGTTATCTCGCACAACAAAAGTAGAGTTTCCTCCTGAAGTTACGTAATTTGCTATTGCTTCGTTAAATGTGCCGTCATCAATTTCAGCAAAACCACTGTTCAATCCTGACGCCGCCGCAAACGGGTATTGCGCTTCTGCATACAACGTCCCAGCACTCGCGTTATACCAAGGACTCAGCGTATTCACTGAAGCCACATCGGCTGCACGGGTCAGCGCGGTGGTGGTGGTGGGGATGACGGAGGTGGCAAACGCGCCAAGTTCTAGCTGGGGCAGGCCGATGCGTAGGGTGATGTCGTATGCGCCGGTTGGCGCGCCTGAATTGAGTTGAAGAGTTACAAATGCGGTTGCCGCTTGCGTTGCAGTCAACGATAGTGTGTTGCGTTGCGTGCGCAAATTAGCTGTTGTTGGTGCAATCGCAGAGGAGTCTAACTGTTGAATGTTTGCAAAGCCACTGTCTCTAAATACCAACCTTTGAATAAATGGTAGGTTGGTAGTAGAGCCCGCAGCAAGTTTTAGATAAACGGAGCCTGTCCATGATTGCCCATTTGCCGCAACTGCTGAAGAATCATAAATAATATTCCAACTGTCTGCCGCACCAGTCCCTTGAAAGCGGCAGTCAATGTAAGTGATACCGTTTTCAGTTCCAGTTCCAACAACTTGAGTTGTTGTAGCCCCCGTCGTGCTTAAGGTCCAATTCGTTGGCAATGTCCCCGGCGTCCCCGCTACCGCCCCTTGAGCGGTGTTGTTGCGGATGCTGTTCGTCCT